TTGCAGAGTATTGGGTAAGTGCCGGTAACTGTACAATGTCACCAACAATAAATGGTCGGCCAAGTGCAGCGACAGCAGTCGAGAAGTTGGCAGATGCAAACAACGTTTCTGAAGTCATTTGTAGACCAAATTGATTTAGATCAGCCTGAGTCTCCTGTAAATCAAAATAGATTTTAACTGATAGTGTGTCCATATCATATTCACGATCACGATTTTCCAACAGTATCTTGTCCTGTACATTATCAACATTAGTCGCTAGATGATCATGTATCAATTGAAGTGCAAGTACCGACCAGCTATTAGTATCTGTACCATTGAATTCTAATGGACGTAGACGCCAGTATTTTGATGTGACAGAATCTTTTAGCATATACGTATTCAAACACTCATCATCTGCCAGTTCGATAATCTGCACACCTTTCCACTTCTTACCACACTGTGATCGCTCAAGTCTTACTTTGGTAACACGCTCAAGTGGATTTGAAGACTGTTTGATTGCAAATGCAGTGATATGTTTACGAATTGCAGCATCATCTACAGAATATCTGCGTCGAGTACCTTCATTTGTTTTGATCAGGCCGAAGTCATAACCAATGTATGCAGATGCTAAAATAGCATCACTGCCACGTTGAATTGATTTCCATGCTGTATTGACTACAGTGAATGCATTCTTCATTGGATACGCACCAACACTGCCACCGGATATAGGGTTACCAAAACCAGTTGCATCAATAATTTTGTTTTGTTCATGGACACCCAATAACTTATGAACATTTGCATCAGCAGATGCGATATTCATACTCTCTGCTACGAAACTATCCATAACAGCAGCATCACCGGATAGTGTAAATTGCCATGCCTTGCAGTTAGGATCGGTTGACGATGTGCTTGGAGCACATGGATCATCAGTAGGTACACTATAATCGGGACCGTATGTATTTTTGCAATCACTCATTTTATTTTCTTAGACCGCTTTGCTTTCTTTAATGTTCGTTGTACTGTGCGTCGTCGTCCGTATATATTGCCGGTATCAGATGCTTTAACAACAACATCAGATGCTGTTAGTTTGTTTGATGCATCACCATAGTCAAACTTGTCTTTAGTATAAACCGGAAGTTTAATCTCTGGACCAATTGGACTATTTGAATAATTTGTTCCTTCACCTAATATTTCATCAAGAGTCATCGGCTTATCCCATCACAAAGTCAAAGGCACCAAATTGCTCTGAATTAGAAGCAATGAAGTCATCTAGTTGGTTGTAACACTCTTGAAAATCAGCAGCGGCTGTTGATAGCAAGTCGGATGCATTCAAACTTACTCCACCACCAGCGCCCGGAAGCGCTGCGTACTTACCACGGACTTCTGCAAGCATGGTCCTAGCTACAGCCATTGAATGTCTTTCGATCCATGTCTTAACCCAACGGTCTTTCATCAATTCTTGCTCGGTACGTTCAATTGCAGTATCAAGTAAAATTCTTTCATGTTTATGAAAGTCCTGATGGAAATATATAGTTCGATTGGTTTCGTTGAAGTGGAAGTTCAACTTAGTCGCAAACATCATTTCTACAAGTTCTAGATATTGTTGTGATAGATACAATGTAGTAAGGTCCATACCACCCGCGCCACTCGATCCAAAGAGTTGTTGTGCGAAGACTTGATCGAACACAGAGTTGGAACTCATACCACCTGAGAATGCCCCAGAATGTCGGTGAGCACCCATGACGGTGACAATAGAGTTGAATCCAATGCATTTATTGGTCAACTGATAATTCTGTACGCCCGGACGTAGATCAAGTAAGAAAAAGTTTCTACGATATGCAACATCACTGCGCTGACGTAGTTCTTCTATAGATTTCGTTATTGCAGTATCAAGTTGCTCTGGTGTTAGTTCAACATCAACGGTTGGATAACCCAACTGAATCATTATTGAGTGTGCAAGTTCTCTGCGCTCATCTGGAGTGCCGTCTGTACCAACACCAAGTTGCATATATGATGGTGTACCTTCTAGACCATCGGAACCCGGAATAACTCCACCCACTCGGGCATCTGGCAAGAAGTTGAATAGAAATTCATCTTCGCGAAGATTTGAGTCTAGGTATTCTGGTGCTTCATATGGATTATCAGTGTATACAGCTTCGTATCCAACACTATGCATGGGACCACCACCGTAAGTTGCCTGTAGTGGAGCGCCGTGACGATTTACATAATCTTTGCCCGGAATCAACATCAATAGAGCATTCTTGCAGCCTGTTGCGCGAGTCTTGAATAATAGGTTACCCTTGTCATCCAGATATGCAGTTACTTTTGGTTCTGCAAGTACCCACTTCTTACCATCCCATTCCTTCAATGCATTTTCGGTTGTATCGAACCAAAGATCACCTTCATAATTCTTTATAGGTTTTGTTGTGTATGGAGTTCCGATCCATGCAATACCATTCCATAATTTGAGTGTGTTAGTACCTTCATCAAACCATGCTTTACCAACAGGGATGTTAGCTGGGTCGAAGTCACTTACAACAAACGGAGCTGGTTCTTCCCAAGATTGACCTGCAATAGATGATGGTATTTGCACCATGTCCGTTTCTGGGTTGTACCAAGCAATTACGTCAGTAGGTAATATTGCTGTTGGGTCAGTAGGACTATCAAGATAACCGTCTGCTGGGTTGTAATAGCTACCATCCCATTCATATAGAACATTATCATCAGTGTCTAACCAAAACGATACAGCATCAATATCTTCTGGGTTTAACGGATCATCATCAGATTCAGTGAATAATGTAATCGGTGCCCATACCAAATTAACAGCATCAAACTCATGTAAAATGTTGGTGTTTTCATCCCACCATAGTTCGCATGATGTTATTGATGTAGGGTCTTCATGCCATTCGAGTACGTCAACTTCAACAAACGCTGAGCCGTCGTATTGAAAGAATTGGCTAGTTGATTCGCGATACCAGTATAGGCCAGTTGAACTTACAGGTTCAACTTCACCAATGACAAAGTTAACTTCAAGATTCCAATCAGATACTGTACCAAATTGAATTCTAGAACGTAGAACTTCTTCTGTAGTAGAGAACCATAATGTTCCAGCAGAAAGAGAGTCTGGAGCTTCAGACCAAGTGATTGCAAACTTCTCTTCCCATTCCTGTGCAGTTACATTATATTTGTTTAGTGTGCTTGTTGATTCGTTGTACCAGAATTGTCCACACGCACCAACCTTCATCAATGAAGGATCAGTTCCTTGGTTAAATGTTTGTACGTCGCACCATGTAGTACCACTCCATTTATGAGCATTGATGCCGTCAAACCATATCTGGTCACATGATGGTGCTACTGGATCACCAGTACTGACGATTGTAGTAATGTCATCCCACAATGGTGTTGCAGGAAATATGTTCGTATTTCGTTGCTTAAGTTGTTTTGTCTCATTGTCAAACCAATATGAACCGGCAGGAGTAATAGATGGATCATCAGTACCAACAATGACATCATCTACTGCATTATACTGAGTGCCATCAAATGTCTGCAATTCCTTTGTTACTGGATTCCAGTACTGTGAACCATCAGTTGGAGGTGTTGCGGAACGTGGTGGATTATCAGCTTCTGTTAATTGCTCATTGATAACATCAATCATCTCACCATATGTCTGTGCATCGGCACCATCGAACTGTACAGTGATTCTGTTATCTTCGGTTGAGTTACTTGGAAAGCTTGTGTTTAAATCAAACTCAAATCCATATATACGTCCCGATTCAAGATTGGTGCCATCTGTTAATTGTACGCCTTCACCGTCATTTAAAATAACAGGAGATATACTTGGACTATCGGCTACCTTTGCATTACCATAACCGTCAGAGTATGCGCGAATACCATCCGAATGATATTCAAGAGTACAACTAACTGCATATACACCGATGTAATAATTCTCATCAGGATCATAATCATTGACAACCATCGAAGTCGTCATGTCTTCCCCATTTGCTTTCTTATCACCTTCGTAGAATGCGCCGATTACCAGTGCTTCACCATTTTCATCACCAATAACATCACCAACATGTAGTTCTGGATCGAGTGTTGGGTCAGCGGTATATTTCTTACCATTCTGTGGGATATTCTGGGCACCTAAGAATGTTCTTGATGCAACAACAAGAATACCGCAGTATGCACTGTTAACAGATGATTGTGTTGAACAGCCTGCTACTGGTGTAGGGATGTTCCAAGTTACTGTTCCTTGTCCTACCTGTGGAACAGTTGGTAGAAATTCGGCGGAGATTTTCTCTCCTTCGATTTTGATCGTTCCTGATAGGTCGGCAATTCCTGAAAATGACATATGCTTTTCTCTTCCACGTGATATACGTATTTAGCGAAAAGCCTAGTTTTGTTTAGTATTGTTCAACAACCATTTCAACAATTTCTTGTTATTCCATGCAGGCTTTTCCGCAGTTTCATCAACATCAGTTCCTTCAAACTCTACTTTGATTGCCTTTGGATCATCTCTGTCCTCACATAACCAGCTAATGAATAGACGATTGGATGGTTTTAATTTGATCTGCTGGCGTTCGGTTGATTCACCGATTGGGAATGAGCAATATTTCTTTACTTCGTATTCTATCTGAGTACGTGGAATTTCTTCTACAGCGCCAAGAAGTGCTTCCTTCGATTCCAGATATTCTTTGAATGATAGTTTTCCAGACATTATACGAACTCAATTATTAGCATGTCTATATATTTAGTCACGTGCGGCAGAAGTGTTGGGATACTTTTATATCGTCCACGAAAAAGGCTCCCGAAGGAGCCTTAATCTTAGTTATATAACTATTAAACCTTATGCGAAATCAAGGTTAGTTACACTGATCTTACCGTAGTAATCACGGCTGTTACCTAGTGAAGTTGCAGTCTCAGTGAATACAGCTTTAGCGTAACGAGTCATTACTGACATTACAGGCTGATGAGTTACTGAGTTGTAAACAGTACCAGAAGACATCAAAGGAATGTATGGGCAGTAGAAATAACCTGCATCA